ATAATTCAAAATTAGTTAATGATTCACCATCATATCCTTGAGTATATAAATGTACTAACGCAATTTTAGTTAATTCAGACAATAATATACGTTGAATACGTTCAACTGTACGAGCAAATCTAATATCTTCAGCGGCTAATGTAGCTTTACCAGTTAAGTCTTTTTCATAACCCATAAATGCTTTAGGTATCTTAAGAGCAGCAAATAATTTATCTCTTAAGTAAGCAACGTCTTCAATACCGTTATAATCTAAACCTTTAGCAGTTTCAATACGAGTTGATTGGTCATTACCTCTTACAGGAATGTAAAAGTCTTCCATCATGTTCATCATATTGAACTTCAAGTTATATTGACCAGTTTGTGGATCAACAAAAGGTACTTTCTTCATTTTTTGAACGGTTTTTTGCATATGTGCCTCTACCTCATTTGGAGGAATAGCACCTACGTTCATATAGAAAATACGTTTTTCAGGAGCACGAACAATACGATGAATTAACATCGCGTCTTCCATCAATACCATTTGTTTAAATATCTTACGGCCTGGTTCTAAGTAACTTCTACCATAAGGTAAATAGTTAACATCACTTATTAGCCTAAAGTGAGCCATCTCGTAGTTTTCAAAGTAAACATCTGATGTAGCTGTACCTAACGCGTATTGTGTTTGTGGAGTTGTGATACCAGATACTGATGTTGGATCGTATTTGAATCTTACATAAGTAGGATTTTGTGGGTTAGTACCTTCTTCTCTAATAATTGCATAAGCTGAGAATGGTATTACATTATATACACCAAATTTTTCAGCGATTTCTAATTTAAGATAAAAATCACCATACTTACACATATTACGAGCCCAACTCCATAAATTAAATTCAATATTTAATACATCATAGAATAAGTTGTATAAAATACGTTGAATATTTTCGTCACTAGAACGAATATGAAGCATTTCACCATGCTCATTTTTCAAAGTACATTCATCCGCTATAATATCAAGCGCTGAAGCTACAATAGCGTCAGTATCCATTGATTCATAATCAGTGTAAAGTTGTACTCTTAATGTTTGGTAATTATAAACGTTGTTAACGTTATAGATACCAGCGCCTGATGTTGTATAAATTTTAGTAAATCGGTCTACAAGCGCATTAGTCTGTAAAGTACCTAATGACTGTATACGATCTGTATCAATTACTCTTAACTCATCGCCGCCAACGTTACGAATAACAACGTCTGAGGAGAATAACCGTTTTAGATTGTCAAATAATCCCATAATATCTTAATATATGTTATAAATATTTATTTAAACCAACCAACTAATATCCTCCATCTGTCCTCTTCCATTATCCATCATCCAAGGATTGTCATGAGATGGTGAGTGGGGTGAATAAAATCCGCTTGGTCCGTTATGATATGAAACCTTTCCTATACCTCCAAGTGAAGCGCGTGTTAAGTCCATACCTGTTTGAGAGAATTTTAAAGCTGTGTCACGCAAAAACATACCAATACCAAAAGACACAACCAAATCGTCATTATACCCATCATTAGCTTGTGCTTTACCATTTTTCCACACAAATGTTCTTAGTTCTTCTAATGTTCGGCGTGATTGAATAACACAAGCTCTATCTCTCATATAGGCTTCTAATTTAGCTATCACAAGTGGTCTAGTCTTAAGTGAGTTAGTGAAACCAGGTACTAAATTATTATTATTACGGTTTAAAAAGTTATCCATTGTTATATTAGCTGTATCTGATTTAGATGAGTAATATAAATTTTGGTAGCCTCGTTCTATAACAGTTTGAATTGTATCCCATCCTATATTAGCATTTTCAATCACTAACAAAGCATTGTTCCATTCTGTAGCTATTGATACTAATAGATGACCATAATCACGAGTACCAATTTGTCCTTTATATTCTTCTACTTGTTTAGCTTCATTTATATCAATAACATGACAAGCTGAATAGTCTTTACCATCACCTCGGGCTACGTCAGCTACAACTAAGTATTGTTTTGTATAGTCTGGAAATTCCCAACGCCATAAATTACCATCAAATCCACCTTTTGAGATAGGATCTACCTGATATGTTTGAATATAGAAATTTAAAATATCAGGTTCAACAACTGTGTCACCTGATGTTGTAAAGTCACAATCACATTCTTGGGCTGCATTTCTAATTCCTAAAATAGCATCTTGTTCATCTCTCCATTTTTGAGTTCGTTCAGGATGTACTGTCCAAGGTAATTTAATAGATGTAAACCCATTTTTACCTTCTTCTCCACCAATAAATGTTCTATGGAACCAGTTACCTGTACCATATGGAGTTGATATTGCTATACATTGTCCTCCTGTAGCCAAGGTTTGTTGAGCTGAAGCGAAAATTTCATCTATACCTTCAATGAAGGCAGCCTCATCTAGTAGTAGTAATGATACGGCTTCAGATCTACCTGCGTCGCCTGTTGCACCAATTGCTTTTACCTGAGATCCATTAGCTAGTTTTAGACTTAATTTATTATTTTCTATAGCTTTTAGTTGTAACCAACTAGGTAGATTATCATAGGCAAATTTAACCTTAGTAACCATGTTTTTAGCAGTTTCCTGCTTAGTAGCGATACAAAGTATATTTTTGTCTTTGTTAAATAACATTAACCATAATGAATAAGCAGACACTAAGGTAGATATACCTAACTGTCTTGACTTATTTACAATACTATACTTATTCTTTTTAAACTGATGTAATACTCCTTCCTGGAAAGGGTATAGATTAAATTGAATACGTCCACGTTGTGGGTGTTGTATCCAATAATATTTTTTCATAAAATAAACAGGATCAGTAGCACATTTAATGTATTCCTGTTTAATAATATCTTTAATATTCTGTTGTTGATCACTCATGTATATAAATATATAAAAAAAGCTCAATCTTATGATTGAGCCTTAATTATGTATTAGTTATGAGAATTTTATTTACTGTTCACAGCTTCTATAGCTTTACTTAGAAGATTTTCTAATGTTTTAATTTCACTATCACTGATAAGTTTACTATTTTTTAGTGTTGTTAGCTGCGCACTAGCTTGGAAAAATGCGTCTGCTGCTTTTTCTTTTCTTTTATCATCTAAAGGAGCTGAAGACGACTTACCAGGAACAGGAGGCATTTTAGGTTTTTGACCAGGTACTGGGGGTAAAGTTGGTGCTGCTTCGTTAAGAATACCAGCTAATTGCTGCATTCTTTCAATTTCATTAATTTGCTGTTTCATGGTAATAAATATATAAAAGAAGTCTAACCTTACAGAGGTTAAACTTCAGTGCATGGGATTGCAAGGATATTATTTAACTAACATTAAATATACTAATCCACCAGCTATTAAGCCAGCGCCAATTTTAGTAAACTTATTTTTAGCTTTTAATTTTGTATTTTCTAATTGTAAAGTATTATATTGGAATTTCCAATCTTTAATTTGTGTTTGTTGATTAGCAACCATGTTTTTATAGGTATTTTCCTTAGAAACATACTTAGCAATAACACTATCTTTAACAGTTACTTTTTCTTCTAATGTTGCTATTGAACTATCTTTTAGTACAATAATTTGTTTAGCACCATCTAATTCTACTAAATCCTTAGCAGTGCTAATTAATACTGGTTGTGCTACTAATAATGGGTTACTGATTGTATCTGTTGGGTAACGATTATTAAATGATGTTACTAATTCAGGATCAGAATAAGCATCAATGCTATTTTTTTCTATTTCAATATACTCAACAATAGTTTTAACTTTAGCCTTTTGATGATCTAGTTTGTATTGTAATTCAACAGCTACAATATCTAAAGAATCAATTTCAGCATCATCTTTAGCAATTTCTAATTGCATACTGTCAACAGCGTGTACTAAACTGTCTTGTTTTGTTTTAAATTCTTCTGTTAAACCAATATTTGATACTTTATCAAATGCAAGCCATAACAAAATTAAAATTAAAATAATAGGTAAAATATATTTTTTCATAGTTTAAATTTCTTCTTCGTCATCAATATTAATAGGTTCATCATCAATTCCTAAAGCTTTTAATTCATCATCATCACTCTTTTTCTTTTTACCTGCTATTGTAGGCATTGTTGGTTCATCTAATGCTTTAAGAAGTTGTTTAAGAACATTCTTAGTGTTTGTAGGTGTGAATTTATATTTATCAAGATCATTTAACACTTTAACATATGCTACTTGATCTTCTGATTTCAAATCTTTAAGTACATCTACAAGTTGTTGAATTAATTCTGGTAGTGCTTCTTTAGCTGCTTCTTTTGATTTGATATTAGCGGCTTTAAAATCAGCACTTGACATACCTCCATCTTCAGCTTCTTTAACTACACGACCTGTTTTCATAGTTGATGTAGCATATTTCTTAATAATCTTATCAATTAAAGCTGAGTGGTTATTAAAGAATTCTCCTACTTTAGAATTTAAAGGAGCAGATTTTGGTAATTTAAGTTTAGCTAAATCTTTCTCTGATGGACCTTCTTCATCATCTTTGCCCATTGCTTTTGTACCTTTAAGCTTTGATTTACCAATAAATAAATCCTCAGCATCACCATAATCACCAAAAAATCCACCTTCTTCTTCTTCAGGTGCTGAAGCAGATTTAACAGTGGTTGCTTGTAATAATTGATTACGAATATCAGGAGTAAAAGACCAGTTAACACCAGGGGCAGCATTTTTTTCAATGTCGCTCTTTAGTAATTCAACTTCCATTGGATTAATATTTTCATCACTTGCTTTCTTAACAAAGTAGTTGATTACTTGTTGTTTACGATCTAACTTATAACCAGTTGGATTTTTAATTCTATCCTTAATTTGTGGAAAGTTTGAATTAAGTTTATATTTTTCTTTAGCGATACGCGCCATTTCCTTTACAGGAACTTTAATTTTGAGTTTCGCCTCAGTAATAAATTTTTTAAGATCAAAATTATCTGCCATGATTAATTGTTATATGTTAATAAATATTTTAAAGTATATTGTCTAATATAGTTTTCATACGATCCGCTGTAGAACCGCTTAAAACTATCATTTTTTTAGGTGGATGTAATGTGAGTAAACGTAAAATTTCTTGATTCACATTAGCTCTATATTCAAGATCTGTTTCTCTAACACCATTATCTTCCATATTAGTACCAACAGGATCAATATAAAATACAACATCATATTGGTCTTTCAATGTCATAGCTGTGTTAACTAATGACGATTTAAAACCACTATCTATTGATTTAGCCAACATTGTAAACGCTGATACATCCCATATTGTACGGTCTGTTATAACGTCTTTATGTAGTAATTCACTAGCACGTTCAGCTAAAAATATTATCTGACCATTAACTGTTGAATCAGTATTTAAAGGAATACCTAAATCTTTTAAGTATTTGCTACGTTCTGTAGCTATTTTATATTTTTTAAACAAGTCTAATTCAGATAACGCTTTAACTAGCGTTGTTTTACCTACTGACATTGTTCCGCATAATCCTATCTTCATGTGTTCTATTTGATATAAATATTAAGTTAGAGACGTGTATCGTATTTTGGATCCTTAGCTGGTGGTACACCATTTGTGTCACGTTTACGATCCATAAACTCGTCCTTAGTGTATTGAATACCGAATAACCAATATTCTTTTTTACCATCTGGATGTACAACAGCTGGTTCTTCCCAGTTATGCAATTTACCGTCTAAATAGTGAACGATTCTACCATCAACTGATTTCAATCGTTTAACACCTGATATTTCTTTAGC